GTCCGACCTCCCGGAGCTGCGCCGCCACCTGGCAGAATCCGCCGCCTACAACCCCGGCATCCGGGACGTGGGACAGATGCGGTATGACGGCGAAACCATCCAATGCACCCTGACCCTGGAAGACAACGACGATGGCATTACGGAGGTGATCCAGATTGTCCCTTAGCTTTGAAACGGTACATCGGGAGATGCTGACCCGCATCCCCGACCGATACCAAAAAACAGCCGGGTTTCCGGCCTACGATTTCACGGCGGCCTTTGCTCAAGCGGTGCTGTCCCTGGACGATGACATTGCCACGGCGGAGGCAAATCTGAACGTGGACAACCTCACCGGGGTGGCCCTGGATGAGTTTGTGAAACAGCACCGTGGGATTATCCGAAAATACGCCACCTACGCCACGGCAGAGATGCAGGTGGTGACGGGGGCGGGCAGCATTTCGGCGGGCGACCTGTTTTCCACGGAATCCGGCGTGCAGTTTTATGCCATCGCCGACAGCGACGTGGAGGCCGGGAGCAAATTTACCGTGCGGGCCTACAACGCCGGGGAGACCGGCAACGTGGACGCCAACACGATCACCTACATGCCCATCACCATCGCAGGCATTTCCGCCGTGACCAACCCGGAGCCGTCCACCGGTGGCTATGACAGCGAGACAGACGATGAGCTGCGGGAGCGCTACTACGACGACCTGCAAAACCCCAACAACGGGGCCAACCAACAGGCCTACATCGCCTGGGCGACCTCTGTTGCCGGGGTGGGCCGGGTGAAAATTTTCCCCCAGGCCCAGGGGAAAAACACGGTGGAGGTGTGCATCCTGGACGCCAACCAGGAACCGGCAGGCACTCCCCTCATCCAGCAGGTGCAGTCCCTCATCGACCCCAACCACAACGGGGACGGGACCGGCGAGGCCCCCATTGGGGCGGTGTGTACCGTGACCACGGGGACGGCGAAATACATCGATGTGGTGGCCAAGATCACTCTAGCCGACGGGGCCAGCATCGGGAACGTAAAAACCAAAGTGCAAGCGGCCCTGACCGAGTATCTGCGGGGCCTGGCCTTTGAGAAAACCGGCACCTACGTCTCCTACTCCCAGATCGCCAGCCGCATCAACGCGACGGAGGGCGTATTGGACCACAGCAATCTGACTGTTGCGGGCGGCACGACCAACGTAGCACTGGGCGACCGGGAGACACCGATGTTGGGGGAGGTGACCCTGACCGTTGTTAGTTAAAGATTACGCCCTGCGGCAGCTCCACTGGATGCTGCAAAAGGACCCCTGGATCGAGGCCGTGATGACGGCGGGCGGCGTGACCCTGGATGCCCTGGCAGACCGAATTGTAGCTATCTACAACGCCGAAAACTTCGACGAGCTGCCCATCGAGCGCGTGCGCTACTATGAGCGCCTGCTGGGCTTAGAACAGGACGAGAACAAAGCCCTGCCGGACCGGCGGGCGGCCATCCAAGCGGCCTACAACATCGCCCAAAAGCCCAGCTTAGAAACCATGCAGAGCATCTGTGATGCCTGGCAGGCGGGCGGCGTCATCTGCACCTACACCCCCGGCGAACTCACGCTGAAATTTATCGGAGACGTGGGCGTCCCGGCGAACATCCAGGATCTCAAAAGCGCCATCATCCGCGCTGTCCCCGCCCACATCTACGTAGACTACGCCTACCGCTACCTCCTCATTCGGGAGGTCCACGAGGTGATGACCCTGGCCGAACTCAACGCAACCCCGCTATCAAGCTTCGCAGGAGGGACCTAATATGGCAAGCAACACAGAAAATCTGGACCTGTTGATGAAAAACCCGTCCACCGACGGCGCGGACACGTTTAACGTCCAAACGATGCTGAATGATAACTGGGACAAAATTGACCAGTTCGCCGGTAGCTTGAATAAGAAACTGGCCGGTCTGCTCCATGACGATACAAAAACGGAGCTTTTGCTCCCGCCCACTGCTACGCCGGACGATGCGTTCAAAATTTTGGCAGGCATCCTCGGCATTACCTATGTGCTGGCCTCCAGCGGTGCCACCGTGACTGCGCAGAGCGGGAATGACACAAAAACGGCGGTGGCGGCATCCAACGGCATGGCAACCTTTAAGGGCTTGCCTTACGGCGACTGGACGTTTTCGGCTACCATCTCCGGGGCCGTGAAAAGCAAAAAGGTTGCTATTGACACGCAGAGAGTGCAATATCTCTCCTTGCTCCCACTGAACGACCTGAGCTGGGCGCAAATCGACACGCTGGGCGCGGCTGGTGTACTGGGTAAAATGTTTGCGCTGGGCGACACAAAAGACGTTACACTGTCGGGCATCGGGACCATGACACTGCAAATCGCCGATTTTGATCACGACTACCTGTCGGGCGCAACGACGGCAAAAAAAGCCGCCGTGACGTTTTTGTGCAAAAACCTGCTGTATCCAACCTACCAAATGAACAGCAGCGACACCAACAGCGGTGGTTTTCCGTCTAGCGCCCTCTGCTCCACGCTGAACGGTAGCATTTACAACGCCCTGCCCTCCGACCTGAAAGCTGTGATTAAAACGGCTTACAAATGGTACGGCACTGGCGACGCCGCGACGAACGGAAAATGGAGCGGACACAAACTTTGGTTGCCTCTGACATTTGAGATGTTCGGGGAATCGAGCTACTCCCCTCCCACAGAACGCACGACAGGAAACGCGCGGCAGTACCCGATCTTCACGGACAACGCCAGCCGGATCAAGAAAATGAACAACGGCGGCGGCTCTGCACAGTGGTACTGGTTGGCGTCCCCTTATGCGTCCAACTCCGCGAGCTTTTGCATTGTGAACTTCGACGGCAGCAGCGGCAGCAGCAACGCCAGCTACAGCTACGGCGTTTGCTTCGGCTTATGCGTTTAAGCTAATATCTAACAATCCGCGCCGCTTTTGGCGCGGATGGAAAGGACCCTGAATGTCGGTATTGAAAAGCCAGCGTAAGGAAAGCAGTATCAAATTTTTGGATACCGCCTATGATTTGGAACTGCACACCCTAAAATGCTGCATGAAACTGCCAAAACGCTACACGTTTTTTATCGGGACGGAGCTGAGCCACCTGGCCAGCGAGGTGCACAACCACTGCAAAATGGCGAACAGCATCTACCCAACGAATGAACATGAGGCGCAAATGCGGCGGGACCACCTGATCGAGGCAAACAACTGCTTGCAATCCCTGATTGGAAAATGCAGCGTTTTGATGGAATTGCAACACGGCCTGAGCGAGCACGCCCTGGAGCGCTGGGCGGATTTGATGATCGATGAGGGCCGCCTGATCGCCGGGGCGAAAAAATCCGACAAGGCACGTTTTAAGTTTTGAGCTATGGGTTAGGCACTGTAAATTCTGCCGGTCGCAGGCGGGCGCGTTGGCGTCCCCGAATGCGTCCAACTCCACGAACTTTTGCAATGTGAACAGCGACGGCAGCAGCAACAACAACAACGCCAGCAACAGCAACGGCGTTTGCTTCGGATTGCGCGGTAGGGAGACAGAGTAAGCGTTTGCTGAAATCAGTCCACGCGCGTAAGGAGCGCCTGACCCTCCCACATGGGTAAATATCACCGAGACGCGGACACTTTCGAGCTAATCCGCTACCAGCGAGGTTCCCTCTTTTGAAAATTCATTTTGGAGACGTATTCACTTTTGGAAACTTGTATGCCGCCTATAAAAAATGTAGGCGCGGCGTAGGCTGGAAGCATTCAACCCAGGCCTACAAAGAGAACGCATTTATCAACGTGCGTATGGCTCAGCGAAAATTGCTGAGCGGCACATGGGAAAGTAATGGATTTATTGAGTTTGACATTTTTGAGCGCGGCAAACACCGACATATCCGCTCTGTGCATATCACGGAGCGCGTGGTGCAGCGTTGTTTGTGCGATAACCTACTCACTCCCGTTCTTGGTCCGAGGTTGATTCCTGATAACTCGGCCAGTCAGAAAGGAAAAGGCGTTGACTACGCGCTCAGACGCCTGGAAACGCATTTGCACCAGTTTTACCGCAAATTTGGGCGGGATGGATACATCCTGATCTATGATTTCCATAAATTTTTCGACAGCATCAGTCATGATGCTATTGCAAAAATCTTGGAGCGCTACATTGCCGATGAACGGCTGAAACGCCTGATTTTGCATCTGGTTGGGATGTTTGGGCCGGTCGGTCTGGGGCTTGGCAGCCAAATCAGCCAAAATTTGGCGCTAGCCGTCCCGAATCGGCTCGATCACAGGATCAAAGAGCGGATGCATTGTAAATGCTACGGGCGCTACATGGATGATGGCTACATCATCCATCACGACAAAGAGCATTTGCTCGCCTGCCTGGAAGTGATTCGACAAGAAGCGGCAGCGTTTGGCGTGGAAATGAATGAAACAAAAACGCAAATCGTCCCACTTCGGCGCGGCTTCTCCTGGCTGAAGCAAAAATTCAGCCTCACAGAAACCGGAGGCGTCGTGCGGCGGATCAGCCGGAAAAACGTCACCAGGCAACGCCGAAAACTGAAAAAGTTGGCCGGGAAAATCCCGCCGGAGGACCTGCGAATCAGCTTTGTCAGTTGGTGCGGGCATGTTTCAAAATGCAAATCCTGGAAAACGAAAACAGCAATGAAGGGGGTGTTTTTGGAATGTATGCGGAAATCGGCGGAAAAATTTACTCCATCGACAACGTGATCGCGGCAGATGATGAGCTGCGGATCGTATTTACAGATACTCCTATTGAGGATGTAGATCGAGCCGCTATGCACCTGCCGGACTGTATCAGCATCCACCAGAGGGACAGCCCCACGCTGGAATACCACGGATTCACCAGCGCTGTGAGTATCCAGAAAAATCCATCGAATCAGCAAACGATGCTGGTTTTACGGGAGGGATAATATGTTTTTGATCTACAAAGATGGTGAAATCGTCGAACGTGTAGAAACGCTGCGCTACATCCTGCAACAGGATAACGGCGTTGCCGTGATCTCTACACAGGAGAGTTACAACGCCGTGTACTCCCCGGTCACAGACAAAACCTACCCCGTCGGAGAGTTTTTTGTGGTGGAAAATAAACTGCAAGAAGCGCGGGAGTTGAGACGGGCTATTCAGATTTTCCTATCCACGTTGGACCCGGAGAAACATGCTGAGACTCTGCTAGAGGTACCAACCGTGTTTCCAGCCTACGAGGTAGGCCACGCCTACAAAATCAAGGATGTGTTTTCCTACGGAACAAACGCCGTAGGAGACCCCCAACTTTACCAGGTGTTGCAAGCCCACACATCCGCTGAACAGTGGCCCCCTGATACGGCAACCAGCCTGTATAAAAAGATCGGAGTAACGTCCGGCGGCTATCCTGAGTGGGTTCAGCCGTTGGGTGCTACCGATGCCTACAACAAGGGCGATATTGTCAGCTATAAGGGGAAGCTGTACCGTTCGACTATCGACAGCAACGTTTGGGCACCGGATGCCTACCCGGCGGGGTGGGAAGCCTACCAGGAATAAACAAAGGCCCCCGTTCATCGGGGGCCTACCAAAAGAAAGAGGTGCCAGAATATGGAACCTGAGCAGATCATCACGGCGCTCCTGGCTGTGCTGGGTTCGTCCGTTGTCGTGGAGATCATCCCCATTAAAATCAACCCATGGACGTGGCTGGCCCGGAGAATCGGGAAAGCTATCCTGGGAGACGTTACAGAGCAGTTGTCCGGGATTTCGGAACAACTGAAAAGTCACATCGAAGCGGATGCCAGGGACAAGGCCAAGCGCTTGCGGGGGCGGATTTTGCGGTTTGCCGATGAATTACTCCAAGGGGAGCGGCATAGCCAGGAGCATTTTAACGAAATCCTGGAGGATATCACGGAGTACAACCGATACTGTGCCACACACCCCGATTTCCCCAATGATAAGGCCGCTATCTCCATCGGCCACATTGAGAACGTGTACAGAGCGCGGCTGGAAAACAACGATTTTTTGTAGGGAGGGACGCACATGAAACAACTGCTGAAACTGCTGGACGTGAAGAGCTTGGTGACGCTGGCCATGACCGGGGCGATGATCGCCTTGCTGTTTTCGCCGGTGGATGTGAACCAGGACGCTGTGGCGCTGTTCTGCACGGCCTACGGGGCTATCATCACGTATTTCTTCACCAAGCGAGACCAGAAAGGAGACACACCATGAACAAGGCAATGCTGTCCCAGCCTATGGCGGGGAAGACCAATGAGGAGATCATTGCAACAAGAGAGCGAGCAATCAAGAGCCTCAATAAGCTGGGCTATGAAGTTGTAAATACTCTGTTTACAGATGAGTGGTACAGCAAAGAGAAGACGGAAGAGCGAGGCGTGGTCCAGATTCCGCTGTGCTTTCTCGCCAAGTCCCTAGAGAATATGAGCCTGTGTCACGCAGTCTACTTCTGCAAGGGCTGGGAGAAGACCAGAGGATGCAGGATTGAGCATGACACTGCTGTTGCCTATGGCCTAAAAGTGATTTACGAGGAGTGATCGAGATGAACACCAGACCCGTCAGCTATCTCCAGACGGACCCCCGATGGGGGTCCCTGGATTATTCGGCGACAGGGGAGAAGACGACCATCCGAGCCTCTGGTTGTGGGCCGACCGCTATGGCCATGGTCCTGGCGACCTGGGCTGACCCCGAGATCACGCCCAAAAGCGAATGTGCCTGGGCGCTGGCCCACGGCTACAAGGCCTCGCACCAGGGGACTTATTACGGCTACTTCGCCCCCGCCGCCAAGCGCTTCGGCCTGACCTGCAAGATGCTCAACGGGGCCAGCATTTACGGAAAACCCAACAGCCCGTACCACGCCCAGGCCAAGGCCGCCGTGGACCAGGGTGATCTTGTGATCGCCTGCATGGGCCGTGGGCTTTGGACGTCTTCCGGGCACTTCGTCCTGGTGTGGAAAATCACCGGGAATACCATCTACATCAACGATCCTGCCAGCACCCGGACGGTGCGGACGCAGGGGGACTATTCGCTGTTTAAGCAGCAGGTGAAATACTATTTCGTGGTGAAAAAACCGGCCACCATGCAGCGGCCGGAGAAGGAGGATGAGGATATGGATATCAACAAGCTGTTGGCAGAGATGACGGGGGCGCAGGCTTACGCGCTGTACACTAAAGCTATGGCCTTCGCCGCCGCCGTGGCGGAACCTGAGTGGAGCAAAAAACAGGGGCACTGGGAGAAGGCCACCCTCAAGGGCATCGTGGACGGGCAGGAGCCGGAGCGCCCTGTCAAGCGGGATGAGCTGGCCGCTGTGCTGGGCCGTCTGGGGGTGCTGGACTGAGGGGGTGGTACCATGCCCAGGTATCGGTACAGCCCCGCTCAGTTGGAGAAAATGCACGGGAACCCATGGCTCACGGACCGGGAGAGGGCGGCTTTTGAGTTGCACTATCGGCGGGGGTGGGCTATTGAGGATGTGGCAGCGGAGTTGGATGTCTCGCGGGGGACCGTGAATAATGATTTGGCGTCGATTCGGCGGAAAAGTCTATGAAGAAGCCCCTGGGGTTGGCCCAGGGGCTTGCCTTTTTAGATGTTCCAGGAACGAAATTCGCGCTCCCAAGGTTCTCCGTGCCAGAAGCTGGCATCAACGTTTTCGGACTGCTTTGCTAAGTCGCTTATTTCGGCGCTGATTTTCTTTTTAATCTCTGTGTGCCGCTCAGCGATTTTGAACTCGCTGTAATATTCATTGATGTAGGCGGCTGCGTCTCGGTATGCGCTTTCACAGCGTTCATTATATTCCTCTTCTTCTGGCGTCTCCGTGAAATCCTCTCTCCACTCGTTCTCCTCGTAGTAGTGATAACGTTCGCTGTCGTACTCCAAGAAGAATTTCTTTGCGAGATTCTCGATAGCCTGATTTTTTGCGGCGATTTCTGCATCAACTGCTGCGTTGCAGAAATCAAATGCCGCTTTCAAGCCCGTATAACGCTTCTTCAACCATTCATACATTTTTTGCTTCCTCCTAGTTTTTGTTCTGTGGGTTCCTCTTTATTCCCCAAAATCTGCTTGAACTGCACGATCTAGCAACAGCAGAATGTATTCCGGGCAGGGTGCTATTCCAAGTTCCCAATTTTGCCAGGTGCGGTATGGGATTTTGTATCGCGCCGTGAAATCCTTTTTGTTCAGGTCGGTGGCGGCGCGAATTGCGGCAGGCGATAGCGCGTCCTGACCGTCTTTCTGGTGTTCCTCCACGGCGTGGACGATCCGCTGAATCAAATCGTCCCAGGTTTCGCAATTCCCAAACCAGTCCTCGATCTCGCTGGTGATCTCCAGGCTGTTGCCCTTGTAGTCGCGGGCTTGTCTGCTTTCTTGCTCGAAATACATGCGGATATCGGTTACCACGCCGTCCTCTACATCCGCATAGGCATGATCTAGCATCCGATCCACGCCGTCCTCCAGGATATGGCCAGGTATTTTGCCCTGCACGACGATGTGACCGCTTCGCAGGGCGGGGCCGTAGGTATTCATGCAGCTACGGACACTTTTTTCTAGTTTTTTCATGGTGATTCCTCCTTACTTTATGTCGTCCAAAAAATTGGAGATAAAATTCATGCCGGGGTCTTCCAGGTATTTGGTAAAAATGGCGCTCCATCCACCAACACCAGCGTCGCAAACCGGCGCACCATAGTCTGTGCATTTTGCGCCTCTAATCCACCACTGAGCGCTCGTGATGTTCTCGATGGCCCAGCAGAGTGCGCCGCGCATAGCGCTGATTTTTTTGGTGTAGCTGGCAACGCGCTTCTCGTTGCCTGCGTTTTTGGTGAGCTTCTCCTGGAATTTCCGGATCTTTTTCTCGACGAAAATTTTCTGATCCTCAATGATCTTCTGGGCGGCGGCAATCTGTTCAGGAGTGCCGGTCAGGTTAGTGGCGGCTTCGACTTCTGCCACAGCGTTTTCAGTTTCAGCGGGCTCCTGGGCAGCTTCCTCGGCGGCAGCCTCTTCCTCTGCCTCGGCGATAGCGGCCTTGACGTTGGCAACAATCTCACCGTTGGCTCTGTCGGTCAGGTACAGCTCACCGTCGTTCACGTTGAGGTAGATGCTGGTGTTGCGCTTGATCTCTGCGCCGTAGCTGTTGCTGATCTTCTCCCCATTCAGGGTGGCGCCGGAAATGTTACCGCTATTGTAGTGGTGCAGCTCCAAGCCGAAATTCTCGACATTTGCGTACAGGCGGTCATGCTCGCCCTTGGTCCAACGCTTGAAACCCTTGGCTTCCAGCTTCTTAATCATGGTCTCGGTCATCTTCATGGTGTTTTCCTCCTTGTTTGGGTTTCTCTCTTAACTGTCTTTATTATATACCTAGAAGGTACGGAATACAATTGACATACTGTACAAATATACACCTGCTAGGTGTACAACATGACGAAACAAAAGCCCCCGCCGGTTTTCTGCAACGTGCCGGTGGGGGCTGCCTTTTCGTTTGGGGGAGAAAAGGTGTTTATAAAATAACACATTCCGCCTGTCGAAACCCGTCCCATTTTGGGGACGGGCTTTTTTGTTGGGCAGAAATTGGGCATAAATTGAGCAGGAATTGGGCATGGTTTGGACAAGTGGGCTGTAAAAATTTGGTACGATTTTAGCAGAAGGGAGGGGATGCCAGATGTTCGAGATGGGCTATCCCGTGATGACTGGATGGGGGCAAATGTCGATGCAAAGCCCCTGGTGGCAACGGCAGACGCCGCCACAGGGCGCAGGAAGCGCCCAGGAGCGTCAGAACGGGCCTGGGTGGGTGCTGGTACCCGGAGTTGCTGACATCGCTAACGTGAGCGTGCAGCCTGGTGTGAAAGCCTGGATCATGGCACAGGGAGAACCGGTGTTTGCCGTAAAAGAGGCCGACACCACTGGCATCACCACCACGAGCTATTACAAATTCGAGAAATACGACCCGGAGGCTGCACAGAAAGCGGCAGAGCCGGAGTTTGTGACCAAGGCGGAGTTTTCCGAATTTTTGAATAAATTAAACGAACAGATCGGAGGGTTTGCGGATGAGTAACCCATTATTTCAGAAAGCTTCCGGTGGAGCAAATCCGGTTGCCATGATCGCGCAACTGATTTCCGCACTGAAAGGCAAGGATCCTGAGAAACTGATCCCTCTGTTGATGCAGAGAAACCCGCAGTTTGCCCAGTTTGTGCAAAGCTGCAAGGGGAAGACCCCGGAGCAGGTGGCCGCGGAGCACGGCATCGACCTGAACCAATTCAAGGGGCTTTTTTGATTGATTATCTGCGGGGTGGCCAACCGCTGATAAAATTTTCCGAAAAGGAGAAAAACAATGGATAGCAATTTTAGCTTGTCCGACATCGCCGCTGTTCTGGGCGGTGGTGGAGACGGAAAAGGCTGGAGCAACGGCTTCATCCTGATCATTCTGTTCGCTATCATCTTTATGTTTGGCGGCGGTTTTGGGTTCGGTGGCCGGAGCAACGGCAACCCCGTTACTACGGCTGACTTGTGCAACGCCAACTCGTTTGCCGAAATGAAGGGCGCAGTGGGCCGTCTGAGCGACCAGGTGGACGGCGTAAACATCAACCTGACGAAAGGGATTTGCGACCTGGGCTATTCAACTCAGGGCAATTTCCGGGACCTGATGGCGCAGATTGCTGAGTGCTGCTGCACTACCCAGCGCAACATCGACAGCGTGCGATTTGACATGGCCAACTACAACGCGGCAACAAATGCAAACATTACCGCCGGGATTCAGAAAGTCTTGGACAAAATGTGCGCAGACCGTGAGGCGGCTATGGCGGCGAGAATCCAGCAGCTTGAGCTTGCCCAGGCCATGTGCGGCGTGGTGCGGTATCCTACCAGCACTGCGTATGCAACTAACTGCAACCCGTTTTTCGGCGGGTGTAGTAACGGCAACATCTAATTGGTCGCATTGACCGGGTGGGCGGGGGCAAATGTCCCCGCCTTGTTTTTTGAGAGAGGAGCAAAAATTATGAGCTGTAACTCTGGTATCTATACCGTAAACACCGGGGCCACCGCTACGGCGGGCGGCTCGATCCCGCTGGGGAGTATCATCCGCCGGTTTGGGTGCAACATCAATCTCAACGGCAACGGCATCATCATCAACGGCGCAGGCTATTATGATTTTGATATCGTGCTGACTGCCCTGCCTGCCGCCGCCGGGGCTATCACCGCCACGCTGATGCGGGACGGTGTGGCCGTGCCTGGTGCTACCGCTACCGTCACTGCCTCCGCTGTGGGTGAGGCCGTGACGCTGCCGATCACTGCGATGGTGCGTCAGTTTGGCAACTGCGCGGGCTCCACCTATACCGTGGTGCTGTCCGGGGCTGCTACCGTGTCCAACATCGCCGTGACCGTTGACAAGATCTGAGGTGGCCGCCATGACAAAATTGGAGCAAATCAAATCCATTGCCGCTGATATCGACGATGAGATCATGGGGGCACAGCACTATGGCAAAATCGCCAAAAAACTGAGAGAGTACGATCCTAACATGGCTCGGAGCTATGCGACCATGGCCAGCCAGGAGCTGGGGCATCGGGATATCCTGATGGAGATGATGCGGAAAATCTGCCGAGATGCGACGGATGACGAAAATAAGGCCGGGATCTCGGCGATTTGTGAACTCACTGAGGAGCGGACGGAGCCGTGGGTCGCGAAAGTTCGGGGGAAGATTGAGGGGATGTAACGCCTAAAATTTTTCCACGCCTTTTCCACAGCGTAACCCAGGAAAACCCCGCTTTTTTCGGGTATCTCCGGTTTGTGATTAGGAAAATCCGGAGTGTGAGAAAATAAGAAAAAGCCGAAAAACCTTTGATTTTCAATGGTTTCTCGGCTTTTTTCTTTTGGCAGCGGGAGAAGGATTCGAACCCTCACAAACAGAGTCAGAGTCTCTTTTTCCCTGTTTTAAAACCCTTGCGCTCCAATGGATTGCGGAATTTTATCTTATTTTTTCCACATTTACCTCCACGATTGTTGGAGAACCTGCCTCCTGGAATGTGTGGGACATGTGGGAAATCAGGAACGGCAGAAAACCGAAATCTGCCAAGCCCTGGCCCATTGGCCAGATGGAAACGCCGTAATGCGCGGAAGAGTTTGTCACAGCGCTTCGCAGGGCTGCCAGCTTCTTCATGTTGCGGTGCAGGGTAGCTTGATCCTTATGGGTGTAGATGTTGGCGGTCACGCTGATATCACTGTGCCCCATGAGTTCCTTTGCTATGTTGATGGAGATACTGGCCCGCTGTAAATCCGTGCAGAACGTGTGCCGCAGGCAGTACAGAGTGAGGTCCGACGCAATGACACTCTCGATAATTTGGTTCCGGTAGACAGTGGCTCCCATTTCGATGTCCATCGCTTTTCGGACACTCTTCCACGCTCTATACATGCTGTCGCTGTCCAGACGCTTACCTACTGTGTTTTTTACCACAGCTTCCTCTGGGGCTTCTCTCGCGGCCCAGAGACGTTCTCTGAGTTCCGGGACCATCGGTATCTCCCGGAAACCCGCGCTTGTCTTGGGGGCCTTGATGTTCTTACTGCCGCTTTCCTGGGCTTTGTGTACTCTGATTTCGTTTTTTTCAAAATCTACATCTCCCCAATTCAGCGCCGCGATTTCGCCAGGGCGCAGGCCGGCATACAGGATGATTTGCATCAACAGGCCGTACCGGTGCGTCTCGCAAACCTTCAACAGAGCTACCCGTTCCTCTTCTGCCAGCGACCTATGTTCTCCATTGCTCGTCTCCGGCAACTCCAGTTGCGTGCTGGGGTCGAACGATATGATCCGGGACGCTGCTGCCCGCGAGAACATGGCCTTGAGGATCATCCGCAGCTTGGAGACGTGTGAAAACGACATACCCGCCTGACTGTTCAGGATACGCTGCAAATTCGCTTCCCGCACATCTCCCAGCTTCATCCGCCCGATCGCTGGGCTGATGATCGAATTATACTTTTCAGTGTACATGCTCAGACTTTTTTTCGTCCCGCCGGACGGGGCCTTGTACAGCTGGAACCATTCCTTAAACCACCGATCAACCGTTGTCTCTCGATTCATCACCACATCGCCGTTTTTCAATCGCACTTTCAGCTCTGCCAATTTTTCCAGTGCTTCCAGCTCCGTCTTCCCTGTAACCTCATATCTCCGCCCTTCCCAAGTCATTGTTTTTCGGACGTATTTGTACTTTGTGTCTTTCTTCATCAATTTTCCCCTTCTTTCGACGTTTTTTGTTGTTGTTCTGCATCTTTGGAAGAATATGGTTTGCGCTAGAGAGGGCTAGAATATGGTAGACAGCGAACGGATGTTTGATAGAATGGAGGGAGTTGATTTGATGGAAACCACGATGCTTGTGGGCCAAATCACGCGGCTGCTGGAGGGGATGGACGTGCGGCGGCTGCGGATCGTACTTGCTTACGTCCAGCGGCTCTATACCGGATAGGAGGATTACATGGAGCAAACCAGGAAGGAAATGCTAGTAGAAATCGTTAAGATCATGGAGCAGCTACCCGATTGGAAGGCAGAGATCGTGCTGATCTTTGTTCGGGGACTGCTAAAAGGTTAAAAAAGTGCCGACCCGAAAGGGCCGGCCTTTTTATGCCCTTTTACAGGCTTACTTATAGGGGGCATCATCATACTTGTGGAATGCCTCATCTACCTTTTTCCCGATGTCGTACTGTGTCCATTCTTCGTCCTGCGTATACTTTCCGGTAAACAGTCCGGCACCGGATACGTACTCCAAAACTATGGCATTTCCCTCTGTTCTGATTTTGTAAATATCGCGGGTGTTTTCGTTCTGGTTATAATCTATCTGATACACGATATTCAGATAGCCATCTACAACACTATACTCTCCTTCAATTCCGTAATCGCTTGTGGAATCGAGTGAATACTGATAGCAGTAGAACCTACCGTCACCCAGGAAATACATACAGTCCTTCCACGTTTCTGTTGGTGTATCTCCGTGGATGATTTCAACGGTTTCTGTCTGCGACCAAACGCTGTGACCAGTGAAATCCAGTAGAGCATAAACATCGTCCAGGACACCGCTATTCCCGTCGCTGTGGAGCTTTACGGTGCTGGTGCTGTTATCCCAGTCAACGCCCAGCCCCAACGCAGAGGCGATTCCACGGACCGGGAGATAGGTTGTGCCGTCCATGATGAACGGTTCCACCGCCTGGCCCTGGGCATCTTTTGGTGTTACCTGCTGTCCGTCCAGTGTGATTTTTACATCCCGGTAGTAAATCTCGACGGCCTTTTTATACGTCGCAGCTCCCACCGGGATGCCCAGCCCGATCAGCAGGGCGCAGAGCAGGAACCCGGCGATAAACCCCTTTGTTTTCTCTCTCATGTCCCCTACCCTCACTCGTAATCGTAATTCAGCGGCTCGTACTGGTCGCCGATGCCGCATTTTTCCAGGTATGCCTGCCGCCGTGTCTCAAACTCCGCTTTCAGTGTGTTCATGTCCTGGATGTCCGTCTGCGCGGCGCTCAGGTCCTTGGTTTTCCCGTCGTCCAGGTATTTCTGGATGTTTCCACATGCGGAATACATGCACTGTACAACGGCCTCTGCACAGTCAGCCACGTCCTTGTTGGCGTCGGTACGGGCTGCGCTGATTTTCTCTTGCGCCTGCATAAAAAAGTCCCTTGACTGGGTACACTTGGTGTACGTCGTCGCGGGGTCATTGTCCTCATTAAGCACGCCTTTGAGACAATTGTTACTCATGCGGACGTAGGTGCAATATTTGCTGTCCAGGTCCTTTGCAACGTCCGGAGCGTCCACGGCGGGCGTCTCTTCCTCTGCCGGTTCTTCGGTGTCCTGCTGCTCCTGCTCAGTCGTCGCGGTGCTGGGCTCCTCCTGCCCTGTTCCGCTGTCCTCCGGCATGGGCATTGCCATGACCGCGACGAAAAATGCCACGACCACCACCAGCACCCAAAACCAGACCCTCTTGTACACGGGCTTTTTCGGCCTGCTTTGTCCTTCTTTTCTCATGTTATCCTCCTGTGTTTATTTTTACCCGCCACCCGGCGGAAGGGATAACTTATTCTCCGGCTTCACCTTCTTCGGTCTTTTCTTTGATTCGTTCTGCTGTCCTCAGAATCAAATCGCCGAGTATTTTCCAGTGTTCCGGGGCTAACTCCGAAAGCGCAAGAATAAATTCGTCCCTGTACGGAACATCTGTCGAAATGACTTCCGCGAAAAACTCACCAAGATCATGCTTTAATGGGTGTTCTTTTTTCATCGGGCCCGTTCCGTCTCTTAGCCATTCTAAATTCACGTCAAAACGGTCCGCAATGTCGGCCAATGTACGCTTTGACGGATTTGCTTTTCCCGAAATTATTCCCGATACGGATGATTGTGCGATATTCAATCGTTTGGAAATGTCCATCTGCGTCAGTCCAGAATCTTTGAAAACCAGTTTGATTCTGTCGTTCAAACTTTCCATGTCTCTACCCCCTGCATTTTCTAAGTCTATTAAACCACATATACGCCAAAAAGTCAAGGAAAATTATCAATAGCCGATAAAAAAGTCTTGACTTTATCGGAAAACGATGATAGAATATAGACAGTCGATAAGAGAGGAGGCGGTGCGGTTGATCGAAAAGAACATCAGGGAACCAGCCGATGAAATTGGCGCCTTGATCTCTGAGTATATCAAAGATTTTGATGTAACTGAGCAAGAACGGATTCTCGGCGTAGCCCAGGGCATGGCTATCATGCGGGGACTGCAAGAAAAGAACGGGCCAGCGTCGTAAGGCGCTGGCCGGGGGGAGGTTGGAGTTTGTGCAACGCTACAACAGAGGCCCGCTTAAAGGCTGGAGGAAATTCTCTGACTTTGATCTAGTCAGCAAGATCACCTTTTTTGTGTCGTTGGCGGCGCTGGTGGCGACGTTTGTCAAAGGGTCCTGATAAACGCGGCAATGGCAATGGCTAGAGCTAACAAATCAATCCATTTGTCAGCCCAGTACGCCCGTGTCTGCCAGCGTTTCAACGCCTTGTAGTTAATCCCTTTCTCTGTCAGGGTGACGCCCTCCGGGGCGTTGCCCAAGGGCGTTGAAACGCAATGGACTTCTGCGTATCCTATCGCTTCCAGCTCCTTCGCGGCGGAGACAGTTTCCTCCTGTGTCAGCTCTACCGCGCTGGCAACGGATTGGAGGCTGTGACGCCACCTTGGTTTTTCGCCGGGGAGGCTGGTTAGATAGGCTAGGATCTTTGAACAGTTTTCTGTGAGCATAAAAATCACCTCCTGGCCAGTATAACGCGCCGGGAGGTGAGAAGAAAGAGCGTTGTGGGGCGCTGGCTGGGGAGGTGAGAACATGGGTGAAAACAAAAGGCTGCGACTTATGACAACGGAAGGCAACGTTCGAGAATTTCCGGATGGAGCTTTTGATAATTTTCGCGTTATTGATTCCTTGCTTTTCTTGAGCAAAGGCAAGGATTGCGTTGCAGTCTATAACATGAATTATATTCTCTGCGTGGAATATATATAAGGCGTCGTTGGGCGGCGGACGTTAAACGCCGCACCCCACGCTTGGATAAGTTGGGAGGTATCCGAGATTTATCCAAGATTTTTATCCGAGAGGAGGAAACGTGATGGAGAAAGAGGGCTATTCCCTGGTCCCTTCACGCGAAAAACTTTTTGCGATGACACGCAGCTTGTTTGAAGATCGTGCCAACGATATGCAGGAACGGATGCGGGAAATCGTTGGCGACAGCGGGGACGAATGTATCCCTGTGAAGATCACGAAAAAGATAGCATTCTTTTTGCTTGAATTTCGTGACTTGCCGGTGGATGATCGCAAAACGGTGGAAGAAATCGTCAAAACTCCGATTCTTCCGGAAATTTACTACCAAGCAATCCTGACTCTGTCGGAATTTTCTGACCAGCTGATTGAAGCTATTGGATGGACGGAGGGAGAGCTGTGATTTACCGCATTAGGCATGTCCGCCTGGATGATAACGGGCGTGTCTGCTGGGAGGATCACCGCCGGACGGAGTACCGTTCCGCCCGGCGGAATCTTCTGGGGCAGATCATCACCAGAAAAAACAGAGGTGGCGAAATCCGGTTTTATCGGGTCGAAGCCGCCAAGCTCGAAGAAAGGGAGATCATACGATGAACGAAGTCATGAAGATCAAAGCCCGCGCTGAGGCGCGGAAGTGGGCAGATATCGAGGGTATCATGCGCGTGATGCAGCCTACTCTGGAGGCTAACGCCAAAGCCCGCTGGGAGGCCGAAGTCAAGGCCTCCAAGAACCGCGAGAAGGCCGTGCGGGCCAAGAACCGGAAGGGCAAGGTCAACCTGGCCCTGCGCCGTGCGGGGATTCCCCTGCGGGTGCTGTGAAGAGGCTGTGCCGGGAATGTGGGTTGGAGTGGAACGTGTCGGTGCTGGAAAAGGGCGCCAAACACTACACCTGCCCACGTTGCGCCGGGACGCCGTGGTATGGATCGAGAGAGTGGGGTGTAAAACGTGAGCGTGAGGGTAAACGGCGTTATGATACAAACGGCGGCCTCCAAACCCTGGAAAGAGGCACCGAGCGATGCACTGAAGGGTACCGTAAGAATGCGGCACTCTGAGGGGCCGGAGGAAATCAACGCCTGCCTGACCTGCGAGGAGCCGAACTGCACTGGCGGTCAGTATTGCCACCGAGTCAAGGCCGGAAGACGGGCGGATACGCAGAATGGAGCCGTGAAGTATAAGCGGGCGAAAAAGCCGATCCCGGAGGATTTTATGGAAGTCTACCTGACTGGGATGCCGATCAAGGACATCGCGCGGCACTACCATGTGCACGATGTGCGGCCATATGATTGGCTGGCAGAACTGGGGATAGAACCCAGGAGAGGAGGTAAACGGAATGCCGCGAATAACGAAAATCTGCGATCCATCCCTACTGGGACAACCCGCCACCGCACCAAAGCGGCAGGTAAAAAGCAAGCCGCTGGAAAATGACATTGTGGCACTGGTTGGCTGTCTCTGCCTGGATATCCAGGATGTAAAAATGGTCCTGGGCCTGAAAGATGACAAGGCCGCCAAGAAATGGCTGGACAACGCGCATATTTTGCCTGTTGATATCAATGGGCGGAAAAAGTGGCTTGCTTGTGATATCGCCAAGGAGTTGCGGTGCAGCCAGATTCGGGCATAAGGAAAGGCATCACAGGATAGCGGCCTGTGATGCCTGAACAGAGGATCCATATGGCTATGGATTGAGTACGTTGTAAGTATACCGCATTTTTGGCGGTATGTAAAGCGAATCGAGGTAACAAATGGCAGTTTTTAGGGTAGAGAAGAGCCATGATTACACCGTCATGGCGAACTACCATCTTCGTGATGAACGCCTGAGCCTGAAAGCTGTTGGTTTGCTGTCAAAAATTCTTGGTTTGCCGGAGGACTGGACATACAGCGTCTCCGGCCTGACCAAGATTTGCAAGGACGGCAAGGCGGCAATCAGCTCTGCGCTGAAAGAGCTTGAGAAGGCTGGGTATGTCTGCCGGGAGCAGACACACGATGATGGCGGCACGTTCGGACGGATGGAGTACGTGATTCGAGAAATCCCCTTGAGCATAGAACAAGACGCTCAGACACCGTTGACCGAAAATCGGCAAACGGTGGTAGAGGGGGACGTAGATTCACCGTTTACCGATTTTCCGTCGACGGAAAATCAGCCACAATTAAGTACTTATAGTACTAAGTACGTAAGTAATAATACTATACCCCCCTATAGTCCCCCCACGGGGGGACGGCGTCGGCGCAAATCCAGACAGCCTAAGACGGCCCCGGACTGGAAGCCGGACCGCTTTGAACAATTCTGGGATAGCTATCCCAGGGGCGAGAACAAGCAGGCGGCTATCCGGGCCTGGGACAACCTGCGACCGGATGAAGACCTTCTGCGGACCATGGCGCTGGGGCTGATGAACCAGCTCAACAGCGAGGATTGGCAGCGCGGTATCGGGATCCCTTACGCTGCCACCTGGCTGAATCAACGCCGGTGGGAGGACGTGAAAAAGCCCGCACCGAGCAAAACCGAGGGCACCGGGCAGACGGAGCCGGAGGGGGCGTATCGGCTATGACGGAAACGCCGAAAGTCAGCGAACAGCGCGGACTTGATGCTCAGATGGCCGTGCTTGGTTCCCTGCTCCTGGACGATAGCTGCGCCTGGGAGGTCTTTCTTCGGCTGAATGAGAGCCACTTCTCCGGGGAATACAAAACGATCTTCCGGGCGGCGAAAAAACTGTACCAGGAGCAGAAGCCCATCGACCCCGTGACGGTAAAAAACATCGTAGGCAACGCTTACACGGAGTTACTGCTCCAGCTGATGGAGCTGACCCCAACGGCGGCCAATGTGATGGCCTATGTGGACCTGGCCGTGGAGCAGGCCAAAGTCAACCAGTTCCAGGCGCTTGGCATGGAGCTGGCGGCCTGCCAGACGTCGGAAGCGGCGCTGGAAGTGCTGGAACGACTGAATAAGATCACGGCGGAGACGCTGCGGTTTGAGGTCGTTTCGGCACAGGAGGGCTATCTCCAGGCTATGCTCCGGGTGGATGAGCCGGCAGATTATATCAGCTGGGGCATGGAGAAAATCTCCGGCCTGGTGATGTCCCGCAAGGGGGACTATGTTTGCGTGGGCGCACGGCCTAGCGCGGGCAAAACGGCTTTGACACTCCAATGGGCCTGGGAGCAAGCGGAAAGTATGCGGGTGGGCTATTTTAGCCTCGAAACAGACCCGGATGAGGTATATGACCGGCTTATGGCTCTGGTAGCGGGCGTGGATTCCGGGCGGCTGAGACGAAAAACGGTAGAAGCGCTGGAAATCGACCGGATGATCGCGGCCGGACCGGATTTTGAAGGGCGGAAGCTCGACGTGATCCACGCCGCCGGAATGACGGTGGCAGATATCCGCTCTATGACCGTAGCCAAAGGATACGAAATCGTCTACGTGGATTACCTGCAAATCATTCGACCGGAGCGCGGGTGGCGCGGGAACCGGTATGAAATCGTAACCAGTTTGTCGATGGACTTGCACGCGATGGCGAAAAGCTTGGGAGTTCTGGTGGTGGCAAACACACAGCTCCGCCGCCCGCCGGACGGGAATGAATATAAACCGCCTACCCTGGCGGACCTGCGAGAATCCGGCCAGATCGAGCAGGACGCGGACGTTGCCATGCTGCTATACAAACGGAAAAGCGACTGGCCGACGCCGCCGCGAGATTTGCTAATTGCAAAGAACAAAAAAGGGCAGGCTGGTGGATATATTACGCTGGCATTTAATGGCCCAACGCAGAGGTTCCAGGAAATCGACGGCGAAAAACTGGAAGAATGTACGCCGAATTGTATCACACATGGTGATAAAGCCTCGCCTGCGGGCTTGACTGGAACGCAAAATTTACCATTTTGACACAGGAGGATAAAAAACATGATTTTAAGCGCCAACGAAATCAAACAGCGGATTTCCACGGGAGAAATCAAAATCCAAGACTTCGATGAGGCCCGTCTTGGTCCGAACAGCTACAATTTGCGGCTGGACGAGGACCTGATGGTGTATCGAGAGGCCGTGCTGGACCCACGGAATGACAACCGGACCAACATCGTCCACATTCCGGCGGAGGGCATGGTGCTACAACCCGGCCAGCTGTATCTGGCATCGACGATGGAGTACACAGAAACCCACGGGCTTGTGCCCATGATCGTGGGACGGTCCTCTGTTGGACGGCTGGGCCTGTTCGTCCATGTGACCGCCGGATTCGGCGACATCGGTTTTTCGGGGCGGTGGACGCTGGAGCTGACCCCTGTTCGCCCCGTCCGTGTGTATCCTGGGATGGAATTGTGCCAGGTATATTTCCAAACAGTCTGCGGTGAAATCTTGCAGACCTACGACGGAAAATACCAGGCGTCTACGGGCGTCGTGGCAAGCCGCCTGTACCAGGAGGCGGACCAGTGGGAGAAACCAACCAAAACCCACGCCGACGCTCTGCGCGAGATGGACGTGGACGCGCTGGCGGCACTCCTGGGCGGAGGTCCCTGCCCCCCGGACGTGCCGGAGGATGAGTGCCTGGATGACGGCGAGGGAGACTGCTGCAAATGCTGGCGTCGGTGGCTGGACCTGCCTGCCGGGGAGCGGTGATGCGCCGCGAGATGGAAGGCCTGCCGGAGGATGTACTCCGGCAGGCTGCCATGGAAAAGGGACCGAGTGGCTGCGCCACGAAACGGGCGCGGATCGCCCAAGAAATCTTGTGGGAACGGCTGCATTGGCCGTGCGCAGATGCGCCGTCCCAGCATGTGGACCGGCACGGGAACAAATACACCAAAACGGGCGTGAGAGGCGGGAGCGAATGGTAACGAAAGAGCGGATGCACACGATTTGTCGGAAGTTGGTGAAGCCGTCGTGGGGGAAATCGGCGAGAGAAGTCGATGAGATGCACCGAGAAACAGCTGCGTTTATTTATCGGCTTTGGGCGCAGTATAAGACGGAAATTAAGGCTCTGAAACGGGAAGTCAGGGAGCTGAAGCAAAAATTGGGCGGTGATGAAGAATGAAGAATTTGAAGACGTTGGACAAATACCGCGATACGGAATTTGAACGCAAATACTACGGTTGCAATGGAGACGCTGGAAACGGCGTCTTCCGGGTGCCTGTTGGCGGCAGGATGTTCAATGTTGTAGCATCCAACGGCGGTGGCTTGGAACACGTTTCAGTGTCCCCAGCCAACCGGAAACGCACGACAGCTCCTACCTGGGAGGAAATGTGCGAGATTAAGTGCATGTTTTTCCAGGAGGATGAGACGGTGGTAGAGTACCACCCCGCCAAGGCGGACTACGTGAATCTGCATCCTCTGTGCCTCCACCTGTGGCGTCCTATGGGGGTGGAGATGCCAAAGCCGCCGAAAATTTTTGTGTGATGGAGGGAAAAGCATGAAAAGTTATATTGAAGAAGCGTTCCAGCGGTTGCGCGGATACTGCGACAAGAAACCAAATTGCGACAATTGTCGTTTTGCCGACAATGAAGGGCACTGTGTTATGTATAACACTGTCCCATCTGATTGGAAGATGCCGAAAGAAAGTGAGGAAGGCAATGACTGACTACATCGACCGAGAAGCGTTGCTAAAGGCGATTAGCAAAGTGGGCGGAAGCCCTCTCAGCGAGTGGGACACAGTGGGGGTTGTTAGCCTGGTGGCAAACCAGCCTGCCGCCGATGTGTCCCCGGTGCGGCGGGGGCATTGGGTAAGGGTCGGAAACGGTACGACATGCAGCGAATGTATGCAGGGCTTGTTGCGGATAAACGGGAAACAGTCGGAATGGGTTGATTTATCTGGAATGCCCTACTGCCCCAACTGCGGCGCGAAAATGGAGGTAGAGTATGACGAAAGAGGACGCGATTAAAGAGCTAGAGCTGCTGCACGTTACAACAGCGGCACCGGCAGGCAGCGTAGCAGGTGAATCATGCCGCGCAGTAAATGATGCGCTAGATATGGCTATCAAGGCTCTAAGGGAGCCACCGAGAGTACGCGCACACTGGGGACGATACAGAGATATCATACAATGCTCCAACTGTGGATTTGGGATGTTCCCAATAGCCTATGTTTTTGATAAAGGAGACTGCGTGGGAACCAATGTTATTCCTAGAAATTGCCCAGAATGCAATGCAATGATGGAGGTGCAAAATGGCAACTGATTTTGAAAAAAAGAAAGAGGAAATACGCTCGATTCTGGACGGAATAGAGCAAGAGGCCGAAACACTCCTGAAAAACATCGCAAAATTCCGAAAGGATTTAGAAGATGTGGACGAAAAAACGGACTTTAAGGAATTCGACGAAGCGCACGATTTGGAACGTTGTTTAGGAAGATATATAGCTTTATACATCTGATTGGAGAAGGAAAATGACATTAGAACAAGCTAGAGAGTGGCTCCAGCGCCACGCCGACAACACGCCCATGCCTGGGGCGCGGGAGGCGTATCGGACTATTCTGGAGGCGCTTGATGGTATGCGGTGGAGACCAGGCAGCGAGAAGCCGACAAAGGCTGGAGAAAAAGCTGTTTGCATCACCGAGTATGGCAACGTGGTTCTTGGTGAAGTAATATCTTACCAGGGAGAACTGCTGTGGGAAGAGTTCACTGTGTATGGAGGTACATTTACGCCCACCCACTGGATGCTCCTGCCGGAACCGCCGGGGGTTGAATGATGGACGGCCTCATAAAATTTCCAACTATTTACATGGATGATGAAACGGCCGTGAACATCGTGAAACACAACCTAACGTACCTAGAGGGCGATGGGCTGACATACGATGCTATGACCTACGCGATAGAGCGCGTTGCAACGCTTGACGAAGCGTGTTCGAGGCTATCTAATGCGGAGTTACAACACGCACTGCGTTGGCTGTTCGACCACTACAATTTCACATAACCGTGTTGAAATCGACACGGTTAGAGAGGAGGAAAAATTTTGGTATGGATGTTAGCACACCCCTGGATGGTGTTCTGGCTGGTAGCCCTAGCTATCATCTGCACAGCGGAGACCGTGCAGGTGGTGGCAACACTGGGCGAACGTAAGGCTATGCACAAGGCGGCGTTGGCTATCGCCGAAATGAAGAAGCTGGAAATGGGGTGTAAAAAATGTTGATGGATCAGGTAACTAAGTGGCTGGAATTTGATAAGGCTACGCGAATGATCGCCGCGTTAGAGGTGTGTCAATGCGCCGAAACGCCGAGAGATTGCGACACAAAATGCCCGTATGTTGCGGAAACTGCGGAGGGGATCGCGTGCCACGAAAAACTGATGCAGGATGCAGCAGCATTTATCAAATGCCACACCATCGGTAATCAGGAGAAACAGCCCACCACCCGAAAAACCATCCTGGATGCCGCCGAAAAGTGCGTGTGCCGGGATAGGCAGGATACGCACGGCAGGCCGGAGGACAGCTTCGGAGCTATCGCTGACCTTTGGACGGCATACCTTGGCACCGGACAGGAAATCGACCCTGTGGACGTGGCAAACATGATGATCTTGTTAAAGATTGGCAGGGCCAAAGAAAACCCGAAACACCAGGACAACTGGGTTGACATGGCTGGATACGCAGCCTGCGCTGGGGAGATCGCGGCGGAAATCTATGGAGAGTAAGCGTTTCACGCCCTGCCCCTTTTGCGGGGGCGGGGCCGTGCTGAACGACTCGCACCGAAACCGGAAATACCCCATGTGGTGGGTGTCGTGCGAATCATGTGGATCCAGCACACAAACGCACAGTGTGGAAGAGAATGCTGTGAAAGCCTGGAATAATGGGAAAGAGGTGGAGAAAAATGGCTGAATGGATCGCAGTGAGACAACAAGCCGGGGACTACGTGAAAGAATGTCGATATGTGCGCCCCTGGCACAGGGCAGCGGAAAGTCCTGGGGAACGGGCGGATAAGAATAAGATTATCCACCAGACCAAAACCACGTTTCGCCGCAAACCGAAAGAGCGGGCGGAGCTGTTTGTTGGCTTGCTAGGGCTGGATGCGACGTTTTACACGTTGACATTCGACGCTGATCATTTGCCGCGGAATTACGCAGATGCACGCAGAATTTGGAAAAATTTTATGAACCGGCTGAAAAAAGCTAAGGGTAGGATCATCGACTACATTTTCTGCGTGGAAACCGTACACGGGGATGGGCGGTGGCATTTCCACGTGATTTTCCGGGATGCGGATATCACAAAAAGCGAAGTTTTCCAGATTTGGGGAAACGGAACGCAAAACGACGCAGAACCAAGCATCTGCCAGGACTGGCCGCCTCATCGGCGGGGCGAATACATGACGAAGGACCGGCGGACGCCGGACGGGATACCACTGGACAAGGTGCCGTGGGGAGTATCTAATGGATTGCGGGCGCAGTTGCCGCCGCCGGAGAAAACCATGGTAGACAACGGCATCATCCGTATCCCAGATGATGCCGTGCAGATGAATCGCTTTGAAATATCAAATCAATTCGGGGCCTACACCTATGCCGCCTATATGGTAACGCGCACGCGCACGCCCGCACGCGGGCGCGACCTTGATCTTGGAAATAATACGTCAGTTGGAGAAACAACGTAAATAAGGGGGAAAAAGACTTGCACGGACAGGGAAATCATGGTAAACTTATGGCAGTAAAAAACGGCTGGGCTTTGTGCCCGACCTGCGAACACCCGCGGTATCTGCTGCATATCCTGCCGGAAACTACGGCGGAAAACTTGGAGCTGTACTGCCGCCGATGCAAACGCATCGTGAAGGTCAACGTGATAAATGGCCAGTGCTTTGAAAGCCCGAGCTGATGATAACCCCGATGACGGGGATCATTGGCTCGGGCTTTTTTATTTGCCCGGCTAAAAAAATAAAACAACTGGCCAGCGCTGCAAAGCCCGAGCTGATAGCAACCCACACGGGGAACTATTGGCGCGGGCTTTTTCTTTTGCGCTGAGCCTGGAGGTGATAGCCCATGGCACAGCGGCCACTCAAACCCTGCCGTCATCCTGGATGCCCGGAACTGTCGCGTGACGGATGGTGCGATAAACATAGGCCAGCACCACGGCAAAGCCGGAAGCGTGCCAGCGCAGAATATCACAGCTGGTACAGCAAGCCGATCTGGACGGACCGACTACGGCCTGCCCAACTGGTGCGGGAGCCATTCTGCCGGGTGTGCGCTGCCAAAGGCTGGCGGACTAAGGCGACGGTAGTAGACCACATCGTCCCGTTCCGCGGGGACTGGGACCTGTTCGTTTCGGCGAGCAACCACCAAAGCCTGTGCAAGTTTCACCACGACCAGAAGACGGCGCGAGAACAGGTTCAGGAGCGACGCTGAGACAGCGGGAGGCTACGTCCGCGCTGGCAGATGCGCGAGCGTGTGCGGGCTCACAGGGGCGTACGGGTGCGCGGCGGCGAAGCCGCGCAAGTCCCCCCGGCTCGAAAAAGTTTTGAGCATCTACTCCCAGACCCCGGTGCTCACTCGTTTGAGAGAAAATTTCCCCAATCAGCGGACGGAGGTGGAAGCAAAATGGCGGGAAGTCGGATGCTGCGACAAGTCAACAAGCGCAAGCGTTTTAATATCATCCTCTCGGTGCGGGAGATTGAGGAGCTGCTGGATAGGCTGCCGGAAGAGGGGGAGGTTTACAAGTTTCTCTCTACGGGCGGATTTTCCAGTATCAGCTTTGTGCGGTTCATCGCCAAGAGAGCAAAAATTTTGGAGCTGACCGCCTCCACGCTGCGGGTGGGGAAGAAGGAGATGCAGGCGCTGAATGTGCTACACTCCGGCGGGCGGTTGGAGAAAGCAAATTTTCTGATCGGCTCGTTTATGAAGAACGATTCCAAAACCGGGCTGAAATACGGATATTATCAACTTTTTGACCGGATTTGTGGAAAAAACGGGTGGAATTATACCGTTGTTCAGAACCACAGCAAGATTCTGCTGTTTGAGACTGAGGCGGGGAAATTTGTGATCGAGACCAGCTCGAACCTCAATGAGAACCCGAAAATGGAACAGTTTTCGTTTGAGAAAAACGCGGAACTGTATGATTTCTATTTTTCGGCGCTGGGAGAACTGGTGAAGGGAGGGAACGGACATGCCAGCGAATGTGAAAAGCGCGGATGCGATGACGAAGCATCTGACCAAAGCGGAGAAGTCGGCGCGGGAGGCGGCGGAGAAGACGTGCCTGCCGGACCGGATGAAGGCGATGAAGATGCCGCGGAGTCTCAGCGGAGATAAAACGGCACAGGGATACTGGCGCTCGATCCTGAAACGGATGGAAGGGCTGGGCATCCTGGATGAGCTGGACGCGGAGATGCTGGCGGTGTACTGCTCCTCTCTGGCCCGGAAGGACAGCCTTTCGGCGCTGTGCCGGGGGCTGATCGCCCAGGCGGACGCGGAGCCTGATTTGGAGATGCGGTTTGAGCTGATCGCCAACATCGACAGCGTGCTGAACCGGCTCCAGGCCCATGAGAAGACTTTGCTGTCCTACGCAAACGTCTTGGGGCTGACCCCGGAGGCGCGGGCGCGGCTGGCCCGGAAGCGGGCGGCGGCAGAGGCGGAGGCAGACCCCGACGGGGATCTGTTTGGGGACTGATGGGCGTGCGGATCCAGTCCGGCCTGCACCACGCGGTGAGCGTGTACGCCAAGCAGGTGACGGAGGGGCGGCTGCACGACATGTGCTGTCCCTATGAGATCAAAGCCTGTCAGCGCCACCTGGACGATCTGAAACGGCAGTGGACGGATGATTTTCCGTTTGTGTTCGATACGACGCGGGCCGACCGGATCATCCGATGGTTCGGGCAGTGCGTGCAGGTCCGGGGCGTGGAGCAGCGGGAGGCCATTCAGCTGCAACCGTGGCAGGTGTTCGATTTGGGCTGCACCTACGGCTGGGTAAATAAAAACACCGGGGCCAGGCGGTTTAAGCGCACCTACAACAAGCGGGCACGGGGCAACTTTAAGAGCACCGAGAAATCGGGGCAGGCCCTCTATCATCTGTGCGGGGATGCGATGTATCCCCCGTATCACCCGGAGCTGGCGGTGTTTGAAATGGAGCCGGAAGTGGAGTGCGCTGCCGTGGACCGGGGGCAGGCTATGCGGGTGTTTGGTGATGCCAAGAAAATTGCGCAGGCGTCGCCGAACATTGAGAAGCGGCTGATCATCCCCCGCTCTAACCCGGTGGTGCATAAGAGCCGGGGCGGGTATATGCGGGCGCTCTCTAAAGATACGAAGAACAAGGATTCCGGCGCTCCCAGCTATTTCGTGGTGGACGAATACCACGCCCACCCGACGTCCGACATCTACGACATCGGCTTGAACTCCTTCGGCAAGCGGCCCCAGGCCCTGCTGGACGTGATCACGACGGCAGGCGACGACGCGCAGAGTAAGCCCTGCTACATCGAGGAGGAATACGCCAAGAACGTCCTGGACAGAAACCGGACGGATGAGACGTATTTTGTGATGATCCGGGAGCTTCCTGTCGGGGAGGACCCGCACGACAAAGCAAAATGGACGTGGGCGAATCCATGCCTGCGGTATCCCAACGATTATTCTAAATACATGTTGGAGCAGATCGAGACGGAGTACAACGCCGCCTACGGCTCCAACGACCCGCATAAAATCCGGCAGTTTCTCACCCGGCGGATGTGCCAGTGGCAGACCGGCAGCGTGAACCGCTACCTGGACGAGAACTGCATGGGCCTGGCAAAGCGGGCGATGGTCCCGGCGGAAGAGTTTGCGGCGCTGACCGACGGGCTGGCCTGCTGGTGCGGGTTCGACCTGGGAAAGCGCATCGACCTTTCGGGCGTGGCAGCGGTGTTTCTGCTGGACGACGGGCGGGTGGCGCTCAAAATGCATGGTTTTATGCCGGAGGGCGGTGCCCAGCGGCACGAGCAGAGCGACCGGGTGCCTTACATCCCGTGGGCACAGGCGGGCTATGTGACCCTGACGCCCGGAGACGTGACGGACAACAGCTACGTAGACAACTGGATCTCTGTCGGGGAGCGTGAGCACCGGTGGGAGGTGCAGGAGGTGGACTACGACGGGCACAACGCGACCGACCTGGCCATCAAAATGTGCGACGAGCGCAACAATGAGGCGTTTTGTGTGGAGATATCCCAGACCTGCGCAGGCCAGAACCTGGCTGTGAAAACGTTCCGGGAGCTGCTGCTGCAAAACCTCATCGTGATGGAGGAATCCCCGCTTGCCCTGTGGTGCCTGGCCAACGCGGTAGAGATTCAGAACAACTACGGCGATATCAAGCTGAGCAAAAAACACAAGGACGACACCGAACGCATTGACCCCGTGGCGGCGGCCATGAACGCGCTGGCACGGGCTTTGGTACACCGAAACAAAAACGACCTCTCCGACGCCCTGGGCGCGGGAGACTTTACGCTGTGAGCCTTTGGCGCTCTCCCCGGCGGCTTTCTTTTTTCCTTCTTTGGCCGTCGGCTCATGTTTCTCTTTCTTCCTGTTTCCCGGCCCCGTGGGGAGTCCGCGGGGCCGCCGGGGAGAACGCCAAAGCCGCCGTTGGAGGTGAAATAGATGGACCAAGGAATCCTTCCCGGGTTTGACACAAGCGAAGAAAAATATGAAGCGTTCAAAGCAAAATTTCAACCGAAAAAAACGACGGATGATTGTTACACCCCCGAAAACATCTATGAAACGGTGAAAAATTGGGCTGTAGAACAGTACAGCCTGCATGGACGTGAAATTGTCCGTCCGTTTTGGCCAGGAGCAGATTTTCGAGACCTAGAGTACCCACAAAATTGCGTTGTGATCGATAACCCACCGTTTTCCATCTTGTCGGATATTTGTAAAGAGTATCGTATACGGCATATCGACTACTTCCTCTTCGCACCTAGTTTGACACTATTTGCCATTAATAGCGGCCGTGAAAATTACATCGTTTGCGGGACGCAGGTGACGTATGAAAACGGAGCAAATGTAGCGACATCATTTGTTACGAATTTGGATGGACCGAAAATCAACGTATCCGGGGACTTAAGCACAGCAATCGACCGTGAAAATCGAAAAAATTTAGACGGTGTAAAAACGAAGCACCCGAAATACGACTACCCTGTTTCCGTTGCAACAGCCGCCAAGTTGCAAAAAATTGCAAATCGAGGCGTTAGTCTAGAAATTGCACAAGAGGAGGCCGTGTTTATCCGTTGTCTGGATGAACAGAAAACGCATGGAAAAGCAATCTACGGATCAGGATTTCTTCTTTCCGAGTCAGCGGCGGCGGAAAAAGCGGCGGCGGAAAAAGACAATGTGAAAATTTGGGAGTTGTCCGCTAGGGAAAAGCGGATCATCCAACAACTGGGGAAGGAATCGTTATGAAGCGCAAGAAATTTTTTATTTCGCTGGTTGCGGACGCGCTGTTTGTGGCGGGGCTGGTGGCCATTGTGGTGGGCATCGCTCTGGCGGGGCATTTGCCCGCGGCGGTGTGCGTGGCTGGCGGCGAATCTGTGGGCCTGGGCTTGCTGCTGAGCACCGGAAACCGGGACGGGGGTGAAGGCGGATGATTTTGGACCATGTGCGCGGGGCCGCGAAAAAGGCCACGCGGGAGGTGGCCAACGTCGTGACCCTGGCCAGCACGGGCCTGGCGGGGAGTATCCCCACCGGCGACACGGCGGCCATGAAGCTGGCGGCGGTGAACCGGTGCATTGAGGTCATTTCCGACTCGGTGGGCAAGATGAACAGCTACGCGATGCAGGCGGACACCAGGGAGCGGCTGTTTCCCCCGGTGCTGGACCTGCTGAACGGGCGGCCCAACGAGGCCATGACGCCGTTTATCCGGCGGAAAATGCTGGAGATCAACCGCCTGACACGCGGAAACGCCTATGACTGGATCGTGAGAAATCCGATCACGATGGAACCCATCGAGCTGATCCCTCTGCCGGCTGAGCTGGTGTATCCGTGGCAGGACACCACGGGCAAAATCTGGTACGACGTGAGCCACCCTTACACGGGGCGGGCCATGCGGCTGCCGAACGAGGACGTCCTGCACTACAAGGGCTACTCCAGGGACGGCCTGCACTGCCTGTCGGTATTACAGCGGGCGGCGCAGGTGATCGAGGCGGGGCTGAACGCCCAGGGGTATCAGTCCAGCTACTACGCCAACGGCGGGCAGCCGCGCGGGGG